CACGAAAAGATAGAACTATTAGAACCTGAGATTTTCTATTCAGAAATTCACAGGTTTATTTTTCAATCTATTCAGAATTTGTACAACAAATCATCTGATATTGATTTGTTGAGTATTACTGAAGAGTTGAGAAGAATGAATAGACTTTCTTATGTAGGTGGTGAATACGTTCTTATAGAATTGACTCAAAGTATTTCTACTGGATCGCATATTGAATATCATATTAGAATATTGTGTCAGAAATATGTACTTAGAAAACTAATTTCTATGTCTCAGGAAACAATATCAGACAGTCTGCATAACGATCCTGATATTTTCAACCTGTTAGACCGCATTGACAATAAAATAGCTCAAATGTCAAATGTGGGCATTAGAAATTTATCTCCTGTAGAAAGTGATGCTAAAGAAGAGCTCAAAGAAAGAGTTCGAATGAAGCGAGAAGGAATTCCTGTAGGTTATCCTACGGGAATGGATGAGTTTGATGATTGGTGTGGAGGTTTTCAAAAGCGATGGTTAGTTACTATCGGTGCAAGACCTGGTATGGGTAAAACCTCAGCAATAATCGCAATTATATATCATATGGCATTTGTCAAAGGGGTAAAAGTAGTTTTCTATTCTTTGGAAATGTCTAAGATTGATATTGAATATCGTTTAGCTGCTAGGATGACGGGCATACCGTTTAGCAAAATAAACATGGGTGAGCTTACAGATGAAGAGCTTGATCATGTTACTGATGCTTGTCAAAAAATAGAAGAGCATGGGATTAAGATCATAGACGATATCAAAAATCTCAACAAGATTACTGCAGAAACTAGAAAGCTTAAATCAGAAGGTTACGAAGTATTTATGTTAGATTATCTTCAGCTAATTGAAATATCTGGAAGCACATCTGATATGACAGGCGAAATGGTTCAGATTACTAGAACACTTAAGTCTTTAAAAAACAGCTTGAGTATTCCATTTATAGCTTTGTCACAGATTGATAGAAGTGTAGATAATAGACCTAGTAAAAGACCTCAGCTTTCAGATTTAAAGCAATCTAGTTCTATTGAGCAAGATTCAGATTTAGTAATTTTTCTTCTAAGATTAGCATATTATGAAGAAAATAAAAGCACAGTACCGGCTCCTCCAGGCAAGCCTAATCCTGCATATGTAGCAGAATGGATTGTCGCTAAAGGTCGAGGCACTGGTACTAAAGATTTTGGTGTTTATTTGAATCTTGCAGAATTTGTTTTAGAATCTGGAACTTCAGTTCAATTTTAATCATATATTTGTGTCACGATAAATACATCTATAAAGCACAAAATTATGGTTAAGAAAGAATTAGTTTCAGAAGTCGCTAAGGTTTCTGGAGTATCAAAACAAGATACTCAAATTGTAATCGATACAATGATCGATACAATTAAAAGCAAATTGTTATTTGGAGTCAATGTCAAAATAACTGATTTTATTGATTTTAAATTAGAAGTTGCAAAAGCCAGAAATGGCATTAATCCAAACACTAAGGAGAAAATAGTTATTCCTAAAAAGTATAGGGTTAAAGTTACTTTGCCTAAAAAATTTATAGATAAAATTAAGGCAAAACCTGTTTATTAATGAAAGCTAAAAGAAAGTATATATTTAGAGAACCCTTGAAAAATATTTCAAAGGAAAACATAAATTCTTATTTAGCTAAAAACGTGTTTGAAACAAATGATTTTCAGAAGCACGTAAATCAAGTTGCATTAAATCTCAAAATTGATGAGAGTATTGTGAGAGATGTACTGATTAGTTATTTTACTAACGTGATGTACATTATCAATACTACTCGAAAACTAAGAACAAAAATCAATATCTATGGGTTCTTTTCGATAGTCGTCGATAAGGGCAATAGATTTTAAATCCTAATTAAAATGGAAAGAGTAGCGTTTACAGCACCAGTAGAAGGTGGAAGTACTAGAATTGAGAATGTTGAATTAATTCCAACAGGAATGCAATTATGTACATTTTATGGTCTTGCAGATCTTGGAACACAAGACAGTCAAAAGTTTGGACCTAAACATAAATGTCAGCTTGCATTTGAATTTCCACAAGAGCTAAGACAGTTTTATGAAGGAGACGAAATGAAGCCTTGTGCAATCTTTACAGATGAAACATTGTCTATGGCTCCAAAGTCTAATCTTCGTAAAAACTTCATTGAAAACATGGAAGGCCATAAGCTTACTGATGATGAAGCAAAGAATTTTAGAATTGATGAATTGATTGGCAAACATTATGTTGCTACAATTTCTCATTCTCCAGACGGTAAGTATGCAAACATTAGTTCTATTACTCAATTGACTGATAAGAACAGATTGATGTTTGGTCTTAATGAAAGTAAAGTGCCACAAATAAACGAGTCATTTTTCTTTCATTTAAGCCAAGGCTTTACATCTGAAAGTTTTAAAAACTTACCAAAGTTTGTTAGAGAGAAAATCAAAAAATCTGCAGAAGGTTTAGCACATGCTAGAAATGGTGGTTCATTTTTAGAGCCAGATCCTTCAGATTATAAAAATAATTCGAATGCTGGTAAGAAAATTATCATGTTGCCTAATGCAGATTATACTTATGAGCAGTATAAAGATGCGGATTGGACAGATCAAATGCTTATTGACAATGGTGTTGCAAAATGGGATGAGCCAGTACAAGCACCATCGCCACAGGCAGGGCCAGGGGCTCCTAGTCCGCAACCTAGTGCGCCAAAATCTCCGCAACCACAACAACCACAAGAAGGAAATGCTCCACAGCAACCTAGTGCACCAGCACCAGTGCCTGAATCAATACCTTCACAACCTGCTGAGAAAAAGTATGTAATTAAAAACGGTTCAGATTTACAAGCATGGTTAAACAAAGGATGGACTAAAGAGCTTATGATCAAGAACAATCACGCACACTACGAATAGTAGATGCATCAATTTATTTGTAAAACTCAGTCGGGTGTAATCACACCGACTGAGTATAATAAAGAAGCCTTTCTCAAGAAAGTTCTAAAATACTATGAAAACGCGAATATTACCTTTAAGCTTCAGATAGAACCTATTGAGAAAAATATAAATGAAAGTCAGGACAAACTGTATAAAGCTTTCATTTTAAAAGCGGCTGATCACTTTGGTAATTCTTTTGGCGAAATGCAGACTTTACTGCAACAATTTATGCCAGAAGCCCCACGCGAAAGATGGAGTTCAAAAGAGTTAAACGATTTTATTAACAAGTCAAGCTCACATTTAGCTGAGTTTGGTTTTCAATTTTAATTTATGATCTATTTGATAGGCGCACAATTATCTCGTATAGGTGTCGTATGGGCATCAAAAGCTGTTACTAGAAAAATATTTAAAACAGCAGCAATAACCTTTGTAGGGTTTTATTTATGCGAAAGAGTTCAGCGTCAAAGAAAGAAAGATAAATTGTATGAAGAAAAATATAGCAATGGATCAACTAACTAAAGGTCAAGAAGATTTACTTGAAAAGTTTCAAGCATTTTTAGATGGCCCAGAGAAATTTTTCTTATTAACAGGAAAGCCTGGTGTAGGTAAAACCTACATGACTAAAAAGATATTGTCAGATTACATTGAAGCTGACAAGAAAAACGAGGATAGCTTTGATCAAAATATAAACGTAGCAGGGATATGCTTAGCTCATCAAGCCAAAAACGTGCTGGGTGAGCACATTCCTAACGTATTTACTTTTGCTAAAGCATATGGTCTAAAAGAATATCATGATGATTTAACTGGTAAACGAACGTTTATTTATGATCCTCACCACGATGGAACAATTATCGGTGAGCAAACTATTCCAGTATTTATTCATGATGAGGTTTCTCAGTACACTGAAGAAATGCTAAAGATTGTATTTGAAAAAACATCAATGTATAGTAAAATAATATTTATTGGTGATAGGGCACAGTTACCGCCAATTGACCCACAAAATAAAATGGGTGCCGATGCGGATTCTCCTATTTTCAGGTATGATGTGCTAGACGATTGTAAACATGAGCTTACAGAAAGAGTAAGGCAAGCTTCGAACAATCCAATATTAGATTTATCTGACATAATCAGAGAAGAGATATTTGGTTTGCAAAGAGTCAACAGAGTGCTTAAAGCTATGAATGATCCTTGCATGATTGATGGTATTGGACATAATGTTGTTAGATACTCAGATTTTTTAGATCACATATCTAAAAAAGAAATTGAAAAGACCAGAGTAATTGCGTTTACAAACAAAGCGATTAACAAGCTAAATCCATTGATTAGAAATCATTTAATGAACAATCCAGAAGAAATACTTGTTCCTAATGATTTAGTAGCAATGAAAGATAGTTTTTATTCTTTTGATGAATTTGGCTATGTTAATTACATACTTTTTAATTCTGAAATACTTAAAATTAAAAAGTTATTTAGCAAGGTGTTTAGATATAAAGCTTTTGGCAAAAACTACAGGATAGATACTTATGTAGCTGATATTGTAGGTAGAGAAGGGCGATTTATTATTCCTACGGAATCCGGACAAATAATTTTGGATGAAGCATTGGATGAGATTGCTCAAAAATGTAGACAAAACAGAAACTGGAAAGTTTTTTGGGATTTAAGAAAAAGTTTTTGCAATTGGGCTTATGGATATGCTACTACCGCTTACAAAAGCCAAGGGAGCACATATAATACCATATATTTAAATGTTGACGATGTTATATCATGTAGAGCTTTAAGTCGTAAGAGACAGCTTCAAACAATCTACACAGCTATAACAAGATCAAAAGAAGATGTGTATTTTTTAAAACAATAAATAGTTATGGAAACAGTACCGTTTCAAGCACCGTCGTATCACGAAGAGCATTTTGGTAAGAAAAGTTTTCCTACTAAAGTAGCTTTGATTGATGCAGATAGATATAAGCACGTAGTGACTTACAGAGTGTTTCAAGAACTCGACAATGGAAAGAAACACAGTAAAGAACTGTTAAACGAAATTATTTCAGATTATCTTTTTAAAGATATATTTTCAGCATTTGATGCTAAAGCATATATATTTTGCTTTAGCGCTCCTTCAAAGCAAGTGTTTAGAAATTATATTGCTCAAGAGAAAAAATACAAGGGCAACAGAGAAGGTAAAAAGGATGATTATTATTACGAAGGAAAGTTTGATGATATGGCTTATATATTTGAATATGTAGAGTCTCGTTATCCTACTTTAGTATTTAATGATCTAGAAGCTGATGATATATTATCAATGCTTCAAGATCCAGAAGATACTTTTATATTTTCTCATGATAAAGATTTGAAACAAGTTGTAGGCTTTCATTACAACATGACCAGGCACATGATTGAATATACTTCTCCAGAAGAGGGATTTGATATGCTTGTAAGGCAAA